CCGAGACTTACACGGACCTGGCCCACCCCCCCCGAATACAACTGCGGTGGGAGGATTTGGTTTCCCGCAGAGGTCAATTGCGCAGACGCCTAGAGAAGGCGTGCAGCAGAGAACCTAGTTGTTCTGGTCAGCATCACGAATGAACCCTGTGGTTTCCAGGGTGATGATGTTGGCCTGGTTCGGCGTCGTGTACTCGAGATCGCGCACGGCACCGGAACTACTAGAGTCCCAGCGCCAGGTGCCCGAGATCTGCGAGAGCACGAAACAGTGCACCGCGGACAGCACGAGCTTGCCGGCATCGGAGGGCTGGTTCTGTTGATAACCAACCACGATCCGGATCGCGCACTTGTCCGCGAGGTCACCATGTTGCGCCGCACCGTCTAGGTACGCCTGGGACTGGTGGTCGATCCACCAGTTGAACGCGTTGTAGTCCACAGACTCGTCCTCCGTGGCACCGTTGTAGATGGTCTGGACCTGACACTGGTCCCAGCCCCACCCATTGAAGCTGCCTCCGGCGTCGTTGTGCTCGTAAGCACCCCACACGGAGACATCGATGCCACGTGATGCCGTGAAGTTCCCCGACGTCAACATGCCGAGCCGGAGGTGGAACACCAGATCCGGTCCAGGCTTGGGCGTCGGCGGAATGGCAGGGAGAGTCGAGATCTCCCTGTCCGGCATCGAGAACTCCACATCCCAGTTCATGGTCACGGTGCCAATGGTGGTCGCGCCGAGTTGCCCCGACGCGCCCATCGGCAGACCTGCTAGGACAATCCACACACGCCCCTGAGAGATCCAGCGGTCGAGGGCCGCCGAGTCAGTGGGCGTGGTGGTGGTGAAGAACCACTGATTGCCGGGCACTTTAACGGGCAGAGCCATCGAAAAGTCCCGCGTAGCGGCGAACCGCTTCGCGCCATACCCAGATGCGAACACCTGGAGCATGTCGGCAGTGGTCTTCACTGCGGAGTAGTCATCAGACGAGTCCGGACTGTAGTAGACCAGCATCGATGCCTGCACCACGGAAGGGAGCGACGTGTTGAACTGCAGTGTGCACCGCGTGAAGCGGTACTTCTGCCAGTTCGTGGCCAGCTGGGCCAGTCGCGTCCCCTGCCACATGGTGGGCTTCAGATGCGGTGAGAGGAGAATCCTCTTCGCTACTGTGTCCGTTCCATCCCAGTGCAGCTCTCCCAGGAAGTCGCTTCCGGAGAGCCGCGACGTTTTAGCCATCCCAGGGCCAGAGATCTTCTCAGCCTTGCGGGCCGGTCTCGGCTTGGGACGGCTCTGCTTTTGCAACGCTCTCGCGAGCGCCTGCGCGGCCGCAGATGCCGCAGGTTTGCTGGGCTTCGAGCGCTTTCCGGTACGCTTCTTCGTACCTCCAGCCATCGCGAAGTAGCCTCAGGATCAGTAGGTAGCCGCACACGTCGCACATCACAGGGTCGGTCGAAACCTTATCCTGTTGGCCATCGGGATGATTCCGGACGGCCAACCCGGACCTGAACCCTATCGATAGATGAGCAACGAGTGATCCTCCACCATGTCATCGTCGACGATGACTGGGCCGGTGCGGAGAGCATACATCCCGTCTCGACGGAACATCTTCTCCACAGCCAGCTGGAGTTCGATGTCGAACACCGAAGTCCCGGCCACGGAGGCGCGACAGCAAGGCCGCACCTTCTTCGTGAGCGCGCGAGAGGGGCCCACAGCCCCCCGCAGCTTGCGCCGCTCCTCCCCCGGAGCCATTCGCATCGCCTTGAACACCTCTGCGTCGGTGACGTCGGCGGTGTCCCGTAGGATCGCGCGACACACCTCGCCGACCACAGGCGTGTGGCCGTCGGTGTGGTGATAGCTCATGGCTTTTGCCCGGAGGAGGGCCCGGGAGTCACCAGGGAGGATGGTCGTGTGGAACTTGGACAGTGCCCTATTCACATCACAATGCTCCCGGCGACACTCCATGCAGGTAAAACGACCACAGAATACAGCATGTCCTGGGTCGTCCGGCACCACTGTCTTTGGCTTGTACCCCAGCAAAAACGTCCCGTTAGCCAAGCGTGAGATGATCGGCATCAGCCGCTTCGGGGCCTGGACCAGCACGTCGTCTCCCTCCTGATAGTGTGAGACAAGTGCCCGCGGTACGCCGTCAAGGACGTACTGACACAGACAACGATTGTCGACACCATTCATGATGGAGGTGTGAGCGTCACCGCTTGCGCGGGTCGCTTCAACTCTGTACGACACGCCGAGATCCGAGAACCCCTTCATCTCATCAAGGCAGGCGAGACATTCATCGAGCAGTGGGTGCAGTCCCTCGGGGTAAGCGACACGGAAGGCTGCCAACTCGAACGCTTGAAGAACCGCTGTAGACAGCGACTGATCGAAGCGTGAGAAGTCAATCTCCGCGCGCGCCCCCTTGTCCGTGCGGGACAGGTACGAGCCACGAGTGGACACATCCATCCCTTTTACAAGGAACGGGCATCGTGGCTCCTGCACCGCTGCATGCTCAATGCCTGCGACATATGGGCCCATGATCGAGAGGAAGGCATCAGTCCGCGGCGATATGTTGCGCGGGTCGGTGCCTGTCGTGGTCCCCTCGATCTTCATGAAGACCTTCAGATTGGCGTCTTTCGGCGAGATTCCGTTCCTCAAGGCCTTGGTCCGGGCTTCGCGCAACTCCTCCCGTCGGTGCGGGGGGTAGCGCTTGACCCAGTCCTCAAACTCAAGCGGTTTTGACCTTGTAAGGAACTGGAAGTCCTCGTGCTCCAGCAGCTTGCGCCCGCTGTCCTCCAGGTCCTCCGCGAACCGCGGACTGAACTCTGGCAGGTCGCTGCCCACGTCCTTGGGTCCGAGGTGTCGGATGAGGTGGACGGGTAGGACCAGCACCACCGGCTCCACCAGGGTGGTAGACGGCGGGGGGCGGCACAGCGTGGTAGGAAGGGGCAGCAGACACTGTCGGTACGTCGAGACCGAAGTCAGCAGCTGTGTACTTGTCAGACACGGACAAGTCCCCCAGCTGTTCCGACAGATCTGGCGAGCGTGGGGCGTATTCGAGAACAGGGGTCGGTGAGCGGGCCTGCTTAGGGCGTGCTCCGGATCCTGACTGTCCCCGAGTCGGGACGGCACCCAGTCCCTCAAGCGCGGCGATTCGTCGCAGAAGGTCTCCCAGCTCATGGCGGGAAAGACTCTGACTGCGACTCCGCTGCTTCTTGGGTCCCTTAGCCTTAGGAGGCTTGGGAGCAGCCACAGCTTTCGCTGGTGCACCTCCAAGCAGTCCTGATCCCGTAGGCGGCTGAGACACGGCAGGTTTGCTGACACTAGGATTTCCCTTGAGTTCAGCCGGCCGCGCCTCTGCCCCCTCGCTTCCCACGGCGGCAGCTCGCTTCTTGCGAGTTCTGCGCCTCTTCTTCTTCTCCACGCTAGGTCCACCAGACGGAGCGCTCGCTCCCGGTGTTCCTGGCGCTGGCTGGATAGCAGGGCGGTCAGATCCTCCAGATCCTCCTCGACCACCCCCAGACGCTCCCGCGGCAGGGCGAGCCGGTCCGTGTGATACGGGCTTGCTTCGTCGTTCCACGGGTCCAGGTCGGGATGGGGCTGCGGCACCACCGCTAGCACCCTCTTCTCGATCCCGGCGATCTGGTTCTCCACGGTGCGTGCGGGCAGGGCGATTGTCCGACTGAGGAAGGGCGGCAGGAGCATCCTGCCGCGGGACTCGAAAGGGCTGAGTCGCCGAACGCCTTGTATCAGTCAGCACAGTCTGCACCTGTGCCCACACGACTTCGTACGTGGGCACGCGGACCTCCGTCCACGCGCCAGACATACGGGCAGTGAGGGGCGATCGGCCCGCAAGCCAGTCACTCACTCTCGGCACAGCCCACTGGAGAAAGCGAGCTATAGCCTTCGGGGCTGCCAGTCCCGACCACATCAGCCATCGGAGCACGTACCGTTGAAACCACGACAGATTCGCGGGGTCTCCAGTGATGACCGATATGGGTGCGTCCAGAGCCATCTGATCTGCGAGCTTAACGACGACTTCCTGCACAACATCGATGTGCAGGTTGTTGGCCTCAGCAGCGGTCAGCTTCGCACGGAGCACGGACTTCAGGTTGGCCAGCCACTTGTCATCACGTGCCGCTGTCGATTGCGAGAACGCAACCGTCATCAGCATGGAGACATCGTAGCCGACACCATCAACGAGCAGCTGCCCCCGACTCACGATCAGGGGATGGCCGCTCGCCACCTTGATGTCTTCAATCCTATGCGCCTTGCGTCCGAGCGAGGTCTTAACACGATAGTCGCCTGAGACAGGCACGCAGTACAGCACGATAGAGTGGTCAGAGGTGAACACTCTGTCATATCTGAACGCGCCAGATGTTGTGGCTACAGTACCCTCGTTCTGCCAGCGGTGGTAGTTGTGCACATAGCTTTCCCCACCACGCACTGTCATGCAGACAAGACCGCCGCGCACCAGCACGGTGGCCTCACCATCACACCAGTCGGTCTGCGGCTTGTCCTCCAAGGCCACAAAGTCATGTGTGATGATCAAGGTAGGAGCCCGGATAGCACGTACCAGCTCATCTTCCGTCATGTGGTAGTCAACATCTGACATCATAGACAGTCGATTGGACACTGGACAATCCTGCCCAGTGTGCAAGCCGATATCGTTCTCCATTCTACCCTGGGCGTACTGCCATCTGGCATGGTCTGCGTCGTCCAGCCTGGGGAAACACACATGGTGGTCAGGTCCGCGCGCAGCATGGCGCGTGAGACTTCCACCGATGTCCCGAGTGAAGGGCGACACAGCAGCGAGCCAATCCAAGCATCCTTTCTCGAGCGTAGCGCGCTCATGAGCCAGGAGGGCGTGGCCGTTGGCGAGGTTGGGCTGAATCGCGTTGCGAGCATCGTTGATGCGCTTAGTGAGGCCAATGGTGACATCACGGTGCGTGAAGTTCCACATCGGGGCAGTGACCGTGACGCGTGAACGTCGCAGTCTCTTCCCAATCAGATGCAGCACAGCAGTAACCGTGACCCATCCAGCGGCCAGACACAGGATCAGTTGAACGATGTCCAGTTCCACGGTCCAATAGCGTGCGAGCGGCTTGACGATCTCGGAGGTAGAGGTTCCCCACCTTGGCACGGAGAACGTCGGGAACCAAGAAACTGGCTCCTGGACGGGTTCCGGGTCCGGCGGGGGGATCTCATACTCACCGAGCTCAAGCAGGTACTTGCAGCCCTTGGGAGCGCGGAGCTGGCGGCGACTAAGCGTCCCTATCTTAGTCTGCCACAGCCGTACAGCACGATGCCAATCCTCGCAGAGGTCGGTGGTCAGAGCCAGGCGGTCTTCATCAGGAGTGACACCAAGCTCCTGCGCGAGCAGGAACATGGGCACGTACACTGACAGCAGGGTCGTCAACACGGCAAATCGCGAGAAGCGTGAGCCGATCAGCAGGGTCAACGCAATGGACAGGTAGAGGACAAGCAGGGTGTACCGCAGTGTGATGGTCTCCTCCCACGCGAGGGGGTGGAACACAGACCACACGGGATACCCAGACGCCTCATACCACGTCCAGCGGAACCGGCTGAAGTCAGCCTGACTTCTACCAGCGATGCCCATCGAACGACGTGCAAAAGACTGCAGGTTGTCGAGCACCATTTTGGCGTTTGACGGAGCGAACCGGGTACTTTGCAGCGCACCAAACTGTTTCGG